CTGTTGCCGAGTGCCTTATAACGTGGCCCGTCTGGGCTTTCTGGCTTCTTACGCCACGGGATGTTGGTGTAGTTGTCTGGGAAGCCTTGGAGGCGCTCGCATTCTGTTGGCGTTAATCGCCGGATGCCACTTTGCTCAATGACCAATGCTTCTTCTTCTCGCAAGCATCCTGGCCCGTTTCGCGTAAGGCAAGGAAATACCCAGCCAACCCCCGCTCCCTCCTCTCGGCTCGGCGCAGGATGCCCTTGCAGGCTGTGGGACTCAAAAAGAACCGCTGCGGCACGTTGCCAACTTCTAGCGTTTGCGACAACGAACACACGGCGGCGTCTCTGGGCCACTCCGAAGTACTGAGCGTCCAAAACCCGGTAGGCGAACCCATACCCGAGTTCTGCCAACATTCCGAGGAAGGTTCCAAAATCCCGTCCTCCGTTAGACGACAAGACACCGGGGACGTTTTCCCATACCAGCCACTCGGGCCTATATCGGCGAGCAATTGCGCCGTAGGTGAGCATGAGGTTGCCACGCGGATCAGCCAGTCCTTTTCGCAGTCCTGCGACGCTGAAGGATTGGCAGGGAGTTCCTCCCACAAGAAGGTTGATTGGTTCATTAGGCCATTCCTCGTATTTGGTCATGTCGCCGTAGTTTGGGACGATTGGGTAATGATGATTGAGCACAGCGCATGGGAAAGGCTCGATCTCGCTATACCAAGCGGCTTTCCAGCCAAGCGAATGCCAGGCTACGGTTGCCGCCTCTATGCCGCTGCAAACGCTGCCGTATCTCATTTCGTGCCCTTCTTCAGAATCTGCCGCCGCCCCTCTCGGCTCATGCTCAAGAATTGCAGCCGGTCATAGTCTAGGTCGATCATGTCGCAGACCCAGCGCATCGACCCGACGCCTTGCTGATCGGAGTAGATCCACTCCTTTGCTCGGCGCGCGTATCCAATGCGATTGAGATCCGCAATCGCTTGGTACACGACCGCGGCCCACAACGCCCGATATGGCTGATCGTTCACCAGTTCGCCGTCTGTCTGGCTAGGTCTATCGCTTTGCATAGTTCCTCGATGATTGGTTTGATTGCCTTTCGCAGTCGGTACAGTTCGCGTTTCTGTTCCCGCCTGCGGTCTCGTAGTTTCTCGGCGTGCAGCCAGTAGTATTCCCTCTGATATTCCGTCCGCTTGTTGCCGAGCCTTACCGCCTCCGAGGCCGCGCGCTGGGCCTCTGGGGTGAGGGATTGGTGGAGGTGGTAGTTGTGTGGCCTACCTCCCACGGATTCGATACCGCAGACTGGGCAATTACGGCGCATGGCGTGTACACGCTTGCTCGGCTTGCTCGAAGGTCTGGAACAAGCCCAGGCACTTCGGAATGCGCCTTCCGTCCTCGTTGTGCGTCCAAGCCACGTACAGGCCTTCTGGGCCGTTTTGGTCTTGGCGTATGGCGTAGGCGCGGCAGGCGCTGACGTGGCCCCAGAATGGGTGTGAGAGCCATTGGAGGGGATGGCGTAGGCGGAGGGCGGCTTGTGTCATGGCGTGTCCTCATCCGTGGCCCAACTTGGACGGGTGCCGACTTGGCCGTAGGCGTCTTGATAGTGCAGCATCTTTGCTCCAAAAGTTTGTTGCAGCGTCCGAATCAGTCGGAAGTCATCCTCACCCATCTCGGTCAGCATCCTCTTGGCTAGTGGCGTTTCTGCAACTGGTTGCGCCAGCGGCATACGCTTGGGGGGGGAAACTCTTGTGCTAGTTCTTCTGGCCATCGGGTCAAAATCCATGGTCAAAAGTCAAACCCCTATAGGGGGTTTTGACCTTTTTGACCGCATGGACGGTAAAAAAGAGGTCAAATTTTGACCTTTTTGACCTTTTTGACCGCTCACGCTAACCCCTCCTCTGACAGCCTAAACCCGCCCACCGTGCTGGTCAGAAACGGACTCATTGCCATGGCCTCAACCGCCTTATGCACTGATTGCTTGCTCTGCCCGCACTCCTTGCCGACCTGTCGGATGTCAGCCATCGTCCAAACTAACGGGGTCTCGGATTCCTTTTGACGCGCCCGTAGTGCCGCCAGGATCAACCGCTGCACCTTGCCGTGCGGCTCTATCCGCTTGGTCGCCACAACGGCCTGCGCCTCCTTCATCACAAGCGACTTCACCGGCTCTCCGTATCGGTCGATCCGTCCCAACTCCACCTCTACTGCTTCGTAGCCCAGAGGTGCCATGCTGGCTGTATCCTTGAATCGTTCCCGGCTGATCGCAACATTCATGGCCGTAGGGTTCGGCCGCTCGATGATGTACTCTGCATCGGGGTTAGCCATCAACGCTGACGCACCGCGCGGCCTCTTAGCGTCCCCGTGGCCCGAGTGCGCCACAAGTAGCACGGTAGACGTGTACCGTTCGCGCAGTCCGATGGTCAACTTGGACAGATACTCCGCAACCTCTTGGTTACTGTTTTCGTCAAGCCCGGCGGAAAACTTGCTGAAGGTGTCCACCACGATCAACGCTGGTCGAATGCCCACCTCGTCGACCGCCGCCTGTAGGTCGGCCATCTCCTCATCGGCGTTAAGGTTGGCGACCGACTCGAGCGCCAGCAGTTGCAGATCGTCCAGCGCCCTTCCTTGGCCATGCGTCATCATCCACGCCTCGACACGCCGACCCAATCCCGCGCCCTCGCCCGACAGGATCACGACCGGATTACCCGCCGCCGCAATCCGCATCGACCAATCAAGCGCCACGAACGACTTGAACGATGCGCGTGGGCCAGCCAGCACGGCCAGCACGTTGGCCTCGATCACGTTGTGAATGAGCCATACCGACTCGCGCCGCTCCGACACGATCTCGGACACTGGCCGCAGCACCAACCGCCGCGCGCCTCTTGCCGTGGGCCGTGTGGCCGGTTCGGTGGCCGGTTCCGATGTCCTCTGAAGCCCTTGAGCCTCGGGCACGTCCGACCAGTCCGGCTCGCCTTCTTCGCGTGGCGGCGGGCCGAGCCGCACGGCCTCGGATACGTGGACATAACCGCCCGCCTTTGCTGCGCTGAATACGCTACCGAGCGTCACGCCGCCCGCCCGGTCGAGGTGGAACGACTGCCATCGGTGCTCGATGTCTGCACGTCCTGCGTAGTTGTGCGGCAGCGTGCCAGTCAGTCCGCCGCTTGCCCACGCATCCCAGAGTTCCAGTCCATCGTCAGCGCCGCCGCTCGCGTGGTGCAGCGCCATGCCGACCATCAACCATGCGTCGTATTCCTCCGGGTTGATATGCGCCAGCGCATCCGTGACGCGCGGCAGATCGCGCTGGAAGTCTTGGCTAGTGCCGAGTCGCGGCGGCAGTTTCGCGGCCACCTCCGACGGCAACTCCAAGTCCATGCGCCGCTCGTCGATCAACCCAGCGGGCAGCGTGGCAATGTCAGCCAGCGGGCCAGACTGCCCAAAGTGCAACGGCCACCAAATGACGTAGCCGCCTTCCGCTCGAATGTCCAGCCCGCCCCGACGCACCTTGCCGAGCGTCACGCTGGCCCCGCCTCGAATCTTCACCCCTGCGGGCGTCTGGAACAAGTAATGCCGCCCACCGCTTCCGCCGCCCGTCTGGTGTACTCGGGTGGCAGTTAGGCTTGACTGGTTTTCGGACAGCCAGTCTTGCGCCTGGTCGTCTGCCACCCGCGCGTCGAAGTCGAGCACGGCTAGGTTGGTACGCGATCCAGTCGGCACGCCCACGAGCGCGTCGGGGTAGTTGCCCCACCATCGCCGAATCATCGCCTCATCTTGGCTTGCGTCCTTGAACCCGTTACGGGTCAGCGGGGACTTGGCCTTCTGGATACGTCCGGTGGTGTCCTTCTCATCACGCCGTCGACACGGAAATACCGGGTAACGCTTGGCGAGGTCGAGTACCTTTTCGACGGGCACGATTGCAGTGAGTTCGGGTTGTGTCATGGGTAGATATCCGGCCTTAAGGCATTTCTCCGTACTCCCGTAGCGGCCTCGATGTCAAGTACCCGCATGACCGGCACGCGGCCAGCCTCGACCCACTGGTGGACAGCCTGCGGTTTTATCTTGAGTTTTCGCGCGAGCGCGGCCTGTCCGCCAGCCTTTGCTATGGCAGCAAGGAGGGCAGACTTAGGACTTTGGTGTGGTTGTTTACGCATACGCGGCCGAGCATACCGCAGGGCGGACAAGAATATCAAGCGCTGCTTTTTAATCAAGTAGTGCTTGACACCCCCAAATTGGCATGGTCTACTACACACATGGACGGCGCAGTGCCGGGCCAAAAGCGATAAGAAGGAGTCAGAAAATGCAAGTTCAAATCATCGAATCAAAGCAAGTTCAGTACGCCACCATCGGCCGTCACGTGTACGCCACGATGCAATGCGGCAAACATTTGATGTCTGTATCCATTGGCAAGCACAGCATCACGGCTGTGATGCACAACGCATCAAACCGTGCGTTCAAGCAACTTGGCAAAACATACCGCAACTTTGACGAAGCCTTGAGCAACTATAAGTCTTCGGAGGCTCGCGCCATGATCGAAGCCGCGCGCAACATTTGGAATACCGCAGAGGTGGCGGCATGAACCGCCCATCCATCTGGCCCCAAGCAATCGCCATCCTTTTTTTGTGCCTCGCCGCTTGCGCCATCGAGCCATGCGACGGGCATTCGTGTGATGAAGAAGTAACCATTAAGGAGTTTAAGTAAATGAGCATTTTTGTTAGCGCAACATCCGGCGGCAACTATCCCGAGCGCAAGCCCATCGAAGCCGGAGCCTATGCCGCCATCTGCGATATGGTCGTCGATCTCGGGGTACAGCCCTCACCAGGCGGACAGTACGCGCCCAAGCGCACTCTGCTGCTGCGGTTTCAGATTCCGAGCGAGCGCGTGGAGTTTACGAAGGAAGGCGAGACCCGCAGCCTGCCCGCCGTTATCAGCCGCACGGTCGGCCTGTCGTTGAACGAGAAGGCAACGCTACGCCAGTTGTTGCAATCGTGGCGAGGTCGTGCATTCACGCCGGAGGAGTTGAAGAAGTTTGATTTGACAGCAGTCCTCGGCAAGCCCGCGTTTATCAACGTGACGCACAGCACGAAGGGTGACAAGACCTACGCCAATTTGACCAGCATTATGCCCCTTCCGAAGGGCATGGCCGCACCGGCTCTAGAGGGCGAGGCGCTCTGGTGGTCGTCGGATTCGCCGAATCTAGACGCCTTCAATAAGTTGCCCGCCTGGGTTCAAGAAAAGATCAGCAACCGGATCATCGAGCAGCCTGCTATTGCGAAGATCGCTGCTGCGAAGCCTGCTGCCGTAGCGCCTGCGGAATTCATCGACGATGAGGTGGCCTTCTGATGGCAACTGCAAGATATGGATACAAACTGGCAGACGGCACGAAGGTGCCGTCGGTCACTACCATTCTCAAGATCAAAGACCCCGGAGCGCTGATCAACTGGGCCTATAAGACAGGCCGCGAGCACGGCAACCTCGAAGGCAAGGGCCAGTTCGCACCGGCCAACCTTTACCAGGGCAACGATGCCTTGCAGATCGGGACGTGCGTTCACGAGATGTGCGAGGTGTTCGTAAAAGGTGGCGATCCGACCGCGCATCTTGATGGCGTGATGGAGAAAGCCGAGACGCTGGACAAGGCAGCATTCCGCGCGCAAGTTGTTAGCGCCTACTCGGCTTTCGAGTTTTGGTGCAAGGGCACCCAATTGGAAATCCTCGAATGCGAGGTGCCGGTACTGTCAGAGACGCACCGCTACGGCGGCACGCTCGACTTCATCGGGCGGCTGAATGGTCGGCTTGTGCTCGGCGACTTCAAGACCAGCGGCGGAGTGTACCCCGAATATTTGATTCAACTAGCCGCCTACGCCAAAGCCTACGAAGAATGCAAGGGACTGAGGATCGACGGCGGATACCATCTGCTGCGCTTCAGCAAGGAAAACGGCGACTTCGGGCACCACTTCTACCCAAGCCTGGACGACGACGCATGGCCCGCGTTCCTGCATCTGCGGGCGCTGCACGACTTGAACGAGAAACTTAAAAAGAGGGCTGCGTGATGGGCGAGCCAATGTACACCGACGACGAACTGTTCCAAGACTTGATGCACGACCCGGTGGACTCACCACGCCACTACCAGTTGCGAATCGGCGGCGTGGACGCGGAAATGATCGACGTGATCCGTTCGATCCTCGGGCAGCGTGGCGCGCTGGCTTACTGTCACGGCTCGGCGCTCAAGTACCTGGGCCGCGCGGGCAAGAAAGACGGCGCACCGACGGCGCAAGACCTTCGCAAAGCCGCGTGGTTTTGTACATTTGCGGCGCACATCGCAGAAGATTTAGAGGGCGAGGACAAATGATTAACCAATCCTCGCAGGAAGCCCTGCACGCCATTGCCGACTTGCTCGGCACAAGACCGAGCGCTGCAATGGTCGTGGCCGCACTCGAGGCGGCATACTCGCTCGGCCGATGCGACCAGGTGCTTGAGGCCACCAAGGTGGTGCAGCATGAACTGGCTTCTTGACATCATCCGCCGGGTTCGGCGCTCACGCCGAGAGGACTGGCGGCACGTATCGTCGCCGAATTGGGCCTGCTCACGAAAACGCGCGGGAGGGCTTTACTGGTGAAAGTGGAAATCTGCCCAGAGAGCGCGGCCGAAATTACTAGGGCCGAGTTGCGGTTGACGCTGCAACTGTTCAAAAAGGATTTACGCCAGCGGAAAGCGGGCAAGGGATCGGCTGTGTTCACGCACGACAAGGCGGAAGACATCGAGCAGATTAAGCGGCACGTCGAGGCCACGGAAATGCTCTTGCGTTATTACACATGAACAAGATACCAATTATTATTTTAGAGTCATGGGAGTACGAATGGGCATCTCATGTAGGGGCAAGAAGATATATTGAAAATTGGAATAGACAAAATGCCCAGCATTACAGCAAAAGCAGGATGGAAGATGACAGAACCGCACAAGTTGCGGCGTGTGTTTCTGAACTAGCAGTCGCTAAGTACACAAATAGATACTGGTCTGGTCATGTTTGGCCTGCTCACAAACATATGCACTATAGAAATATTGCTGATGTTGGAGAAAACATAGAGGTTAAAAGACTAAGAACAAAAACAAGCGCGCCAGTTAGAAAAAAGCAATTAAACAAAGGTTTGGTTTTATTTGTTGCGAAGCCAATGCCTCCAGAGTTTAGAGAAGTAGAAATTTATGGATTTATTGGATATGACAAGGCATGGGAAATAGGGTCGCCAAGTCAGTATGACCCAGAAAATACTCGTGAAATTAGTATTGAACTTCTGAGGTTAAAATGAAAGACGAATGGGATTTAGAGGTCGAGCGTATGCCGTGGCGCTTCAATCCGCCGAAGCCAGACTTGCGCGCGGCGCTATTGCAGTTGCGCTCGTTGGGGTTTAACGCTGAGGCCGACTTGATCGCGGGCGAGGTGCTAGGCGTGCAGAAAGCAAGGGCCAAAGAGGCCGAAGCGTACATTCTGCTCTCGGCTGCGTGGCCTGCGCTGGTGCGTGCTGGCCGCACGGAATTGGCCGATCAGATTTCGCAGTTTCTCGCCGACTAGCGCCGGACGTGGTAGGGGCTGGCCTTTTTGAAATGGTCAGTCTTGCATTGTACGGCCTGCTCGATGGGCCGACCGACTGCCGGGTGTGAGCAGTGAAACTTCGAGTTGCGATACACGAAGAAGGCGCAATTCTGGCAGAGTTCTGGCTCGGCCCACGACAACTCTGTTATCAGTTCACGATCTAGCACCCGCATGGCTACACCGGAGCGCCTCGGAACCACGCCTTGCCATTGTCTACAGCGACGATCTCCGGCTCGAGCAGTCGGCCGCTTCGGTAAGTCAGCACCACGAAGCCAGACGCCCAATTCAGCGGCCCGGCTTCTACGTAGGTGAACTGCGGGCCTTTCGGCTCGGCCATCGTGCCGCAGTCCACGCCGAATCGTCGGCCGCGATAGTCCGCCCACGGTGTGTATTGCAACTTGTGCAGATGGCCGTGGACGTAATGCGTACCCGCGCGAAGGGCAGAGTTATAGGCCGCGTGTATTCCACCGCCCACCGGCCGATGTCTAATGACCGTCCACGCATAGTGCTCGGCGTTAAGGTGGATAGCCCATCCCGCGCGCCAGCGTGGCAAGTAGTCGATCAGCGTTGAGCCTGGCATCTCCTCGAGTTCGGGCACGTTGCTCGACAGGTAGTTCTCAAACCGCGCGTCGTGGTTGCCGATGGTGCGTAGCAGTTTCGCCTTGGCCGCCGCGCGCTCAATCTCAGCGCACCGATCCTGCACAGCGTGCAGTTCGTCCTTCAGTTCGGGTTGCTTTTCCCACATGATGCGCGAGTGCCGACTGATCCGCGCGCCGTCCAGAATGTCGCCGTTCAGCACGACGATATCGGGCTTCAATGCCTTCGCCAGTTTGCAAAACGCCTCGTGCGCTGGCGTAACCACGCCAGGCCAATAGTGGCAATCGCTTGCCACCATCACCACGCCGTCGTGCAGTTCAAGGTGCATTTCGGATTCGTAGCGCCGCGCGCGTTGTTCTGCGAGCCGGTTGGCGGCCTGTCCTGCCTCGGCCTTTACACCCGTCGTGCAAGTCGGCGGAATTTTGCTCGGCAATGCTATGCCGTGGCGCGCCTCAAGCGAGCGCCTGCGCTGGTGGACACTTCGCACCGGCAGAGACAGTGCATCGGCTACTTTGCGGGGTGATCCGTAACGCATCCATGCGTCGATGAATTCCTCGTCGGTGAAACGCTTAGGCATTTATTCCTCGAAGGTTGTGAGGGACTGCTGGAGCAGATGGCCTAGTTGATCGACGAACTGCTCGTCCCTAGACAGCGGGTGCGCCATCATGTCGAGCATGGCGTGCGTCCACTCGTGGCAGAAGGTTTGCTGTAGAGATGTCATCGGCTGACCGCCGAGGATTTCGATTCGTAGGCGATCCGGTATCCAGATGCCGACGCAATCCTTGTGTTTCCACCGGCTGCGCGGGATGACTCGCACCGTGATGTTGTGCCCTAGAAGTTTAAAACTTTTAGGGATGCCGGTTTTCATTTTTCGTCCTTATTGACTCAAGAACATTGACCGCTCATCGTTCCGTCGCTTGACCAACCCAGGCAACACCTTGCCCGCTGCTTTTGTCCACATGAGAAACGCATCGGCCGCGCCCTCTATGTCGCCTCGGTTGTAGCGCATACGAATGCTGCTGCGCTGTAGGTTGCCCAATCCAACGTTAAAAGCAAAACTTACCAGAGCGTCGAATTGGCCTTGATTACCAAGAGCAGCAGGGCAAAGTCGGGCCACGCCACGCTCAAACCGCGCAAGGTCTTGAGCCAAGATAGCGTCCACCTCGTCCATCGTGAGTGTGCGATCCCAGCCTGCGGGTATCTGTAGACTGCGCCGCTCTTCATACTTCACCGCTGCGTGTGATGGGTCAATAACGTGGCCGACGCCGACAGTCCAGAGCAGCGCCGGGCACCGATAAGGGCGTGTGCGGACGCCCTCATGGTGCTTGACCATCTTGATGGCTGCAGCCGACGCTTTCATTTCTTAAATGCTTGTGTCCCAAACCAAAAGGCAATGATGCTCGAGAGAATCAGCATCTCGTCATCGCTGAATACGTTGTCCATTGCGACCGCAAACGGAATGCCAGTCGTGTAGGCGTACCATACACCGGCCACGTTCAGAGCGACCAACTCCAGCACAAAGATGTACGTCACAACCGGGCGCACGCTTGCGCGAAGGTTAATCATCCACTGACTCGCACCCTTGCCGATTTCGATGTCGTGCTGGTACAGGGCTTGACGCTCTTCGCCAGCGGTCTCGGTCTGGATTTGCTCAAGTTTGATTTCCTCAACCCGCGCCTGTGCAATCAACCCGCGCTCAGCCAGCGCCAACTCGCGCTCCTTTTGCGCTGCGACCAAAGCAAGTTCGTGCTTCTTGTCTTGCTTGTCCTGCATCATCCCGAGGATTTTGGGCAGACCGCCCGCAAGGAATGAAAGAAAGGTGCTAATCATTGTCATCATTTGTTGCGCTCCTCCATCAACTTGACGCGCACCTGAAGGTCGTGGATGTCCTCCATGATGTCATCCTTCATGTCCTGCCTACGGGCTGCGCTAACCGGGCTGTCTGTCGGCACGCCCTCTGATGTAATGAGCGCGGGCATCTTCGACTCAATCGAAAGCAGACGATTATTGAACGATGCAATCTCAGTGAGCAGCCAACCCACTGCGGCCAGCAGTACCGGAAAGAGCATATCGATCACTTTTTGCATATTCACTTGTCGGCCTTTTTATTTATCAGATCCCAGGCGGATTTCATCTTGTCTTCAAGAACCGCCACCCGTAGGTCAAGTTTTGATAAGACAATAATCAGCGTGATGAGTGCAAGAATGACGGGCCACGCTCTAGTAAACATCTCGAATATGTCCATAGTGCCCCCTACTTTTTACTGTTTGCAATCTTCTCTTTGATAGTCAGAGAATGAGAGATGATTGCAAACAATCCGACGATAATGGCCGTAACGCCAGCAATAAAAGTAACGATCTCATTCGCGCTTGAAAACCAACTGGTGCCCGCTGCTGCAATCGAAACGCCTGCGGCAATATCCGCGCCTCTGTTCGTGTTCATCATGGCGGCACTCCCCCTCCACCCAGTCTCGTAATCGTTACCGGCACGTCCGCCGTTGCGGTCAGCGGTGTGCCACCTGTCGAATCTGTAACCGTGCAGCGGTAGATACCCGAGACAAACTCATCTTCGTTAAGCGTGGCGCTGAATGTCGTGGTTGCCGCGCTGGCGCTTGTGATCGTAAAACTGTCGCCAGAGACAAACGTCCAGGCGTAGGTGTACGGGGCCGTTCCACCCGAGGGCGTCACAGTTGTAGATGCCGTTGTCAGCGTTGCGGCTGTGCCGGTCTTGCTCAATGTGCTGGGCGAGGCGCTCGCGGTCATTGCAATGCGCGTGATCTCCACCGACACGACCGCCGTTTTCGTTGCGGCTGCTGCGTCGGTCACGGTGCAAGTAAAGACGGCGCTGTATGT